CATACCTTCCACTTTCACCATTTGCTCTTGAGCATTAGCAACCTTAGTCTGAGCCTCAAGCATAATTTTCTCTTTCTGTACCATCATCTCTTGATTCTGAGTAGCAGTTTGATCAACCATTTGTTTGTGTTGTTTGCCTTTATCAGATTGTGGATCAAGCATATACTTAGAGATACCAGGCAAGCCAGAGAATTTAGCAAAGTCATCAGCAGCAGCATATATTTGCTCTTCAGTCACAAGAGCTTGCTTAGGATTCATAAGAATCTTCTCTTGCATACCCATGATCTGAGTTATAGCACCTAACTGCTGTTGTCTATTCCCGCTTCCTGTGCCAACTCTTACAGTGGTATGAGAACGCTCTCTCCATTTGGTTGGATTGACATTGACCCATTTGCCACGGAACATATACTCAGTAGCAACATCATGGTGCTTGCGAACTAAGTTGCGAATCATATAGCAAAGAGGCTTAATTCCTGTCTCAGCAAACACACGAATCATCAAACCAACAAGCTCTTCTTTCTGACTCATCATCTGAGCCACGCCTTGAGAACCAACCCGGTCACCAATCATAGAATCAGTGATTGGACCTTCAGGAGATACACCAGCACGACCAGCACGAACTTGGTCAAGGTAATCCATCATCTTATAAGCATCAGAAGGCAATGGAGGAGTTGGAAATGGAACTACAGCGCCAGGGGCTTTAGTACGCACTATACCCCCTGGACGAGATACCATAAGATCATCCAGATTTACCTGGCCATCTAGAATGATAGTTCGCTGGTTGTTTTGAAGGTACATATTGTCAAGTATGTTCCTCCATAAAGTTGTTTTTTGCTCTTGAATCTGTCTGAGTCGGTCATATATAGATAGACCAAACAGCTTATGAGACATAAGTATAGCAGTACTGCTGATAAAAGGATTTTCATCTATCTCTTCAACATCTAGTAATACTGTTGGATTATCTCCACCAGCTGCAGTTATTTTAACACATTGTGGTATTCCACTACCATCAATATCCATTTGCATATAACACTCAGCAAGTTCAATCTCTCTTAGAGATGGATCAATACTAGCTTCTGTGCTATAATCTGCTTCATCTTGCATATAGAAACGATACTGTCTATCAGAGATAGCAGTAACTGATGTCTCAGCAGTAGGAAGTGAATCAACCAATGCCTTATCATAGCCAGCTTTAACCAATGCACCAGCAGTTGTAAGACTTATGTGAGCTGTAAATCTAGCACCTTTCAAATCAACTGAATTGTGGAATGCAGATACACGAAATTCCTCAGGAGGAATAGCAGCTACACATATCTTTTTCTTGGTGTGAGTCCTTGCAACTTTAATATCAAAAAACGGAATGCCATCAAGTAGGTATTCTGATTTCTCTATCAACTCAACATTTTTATCAGAAAGAACTAAACCAAGTTCAATCTCATTAACACCAGTGTATGTTTCTTTATCTGCATAAGAACAATCCTCATAATAAACTTTTATGAAACCATTCTTCTGTAACAAAGCATCTTTGATAAAGGTGTGAATGATAATAAATCCTGGATTGTCTTTCATCAGGATATCATACACAAATTGGCTTTCTAATTCCGCTTGGAGCTCATCTCCACTGCCTACTGCATCAAAAGTGACAACCTCATTATTCTGAGTAAATGCTTTAACAATTTCTGGCATTATCCATTCAATAGCATCAGCTACATCAGTTGATACTACTTTTGATCTGCCTTCTGATTCTTTACCATCAGGCTGACCAAGATAAGTCGCTAATGCATCTCTGCGATTGTTTTCAATATTGTCACCTTCAAAGCTACCAGAAGCATTAGATAGCTCAGCAACAATATATGATAAAATGTCTTCTTCAGACAGTCTCATTCTTCTTCACCTTTCCAATAGTGCGAATAACTTTTTCCTCAACCTCAGTATCAGCAGAGCATTCATGACTACATGCATCATGTATTGCTTGCATATCAGATTGGTTAAGGTAGTATGCAATATTGCAATGTGACTTTAATTTTTTTAATGCTTCACTTGCTTTGGTCATTATGCAATCATCCTATCAGTTTTAGAATAGTCAATTTTGGTATCCCAAGAATTGCTCTTAATTAAATCAGTGCCTTCACCTGCACCTACCATCATATATTGTTCAGCATCAGCGACATGAGAGTATCTGCCCTTGTCTGGTTTGTCCATGTAGCGTTCCTGACCAGATACTGCCATGCGCTTGTACTTGTAACCGCCTGCTTTAGCCTTACGCAGCATCACTGCTTTTGGACCAATTAGATAACCTGGATTACCAGCAAAATCCATACGCATAAGAGGAGCAGCTACTGCTTCTCTGCGTATGATAAAGTCATTGGTATAAGTAGGCCAGGCATCAATACCAGCAGCACGTAATATTTGGAACGGAGTTGTTTCATCTGTTTGTGCACGTTGGTCACCAGCAGGGTCTGCATAAATCTCGAATTTACACCCACTGTATTCATGCCTTATTTTTTGGCTAAGTAGTTTACCAAAGTTAACAGCTCCCAAATCTTCAGTAACTAATTCATCAAACACTAACCAACGACCAGCACTAGTCCGTTGGCCAAATACTGCGCAAGGAGTGAGACCAAAATCAATACCAATGTAAATAGTAGCGGAACGATCAATGGTGATCGGCTGATTAGTAGAATGCACATCATCTTTATATTCTGGATAAACTGGCTTGCCATCTTGCACAAAGCCATACATGCCATGTATATATACATTCACCCACTCCTTATCTTTACCAGTTAGCATACGTGTGTAATAGCGTAAACCTATTTCTCTGCGCTCAGCAATAGATAAATCCTCCCTGTTAGGAGGTTGAAGTAGATTCTCTAAATTTTCCGCTTCTGGTGACAGACCAGAAGGTTGTTTAAATAGTTGATAGCCAGGTGTCTCACCTGACTCAAACAACTTGAACCACCAATGGTCGCTATCAGGAGGGTTAGTATCCATTATGATACCAGCCCATGATGTTCCTGACTTTGGATAACGACCTGTACGACCTAAAAGCATATCAAGGATTTGCTTTGGTATTTCTCGTGCCTCATTGATCCACCCACCTGTCACTTCAAGGGATAATAATTTCTTAACATCTTGTGGCTTATCAAGGGCACGGAAAAGGAATTCAATATCAGCAATGGTTCCATCTGCAAGTCTTTGCTGAGTTGAAAATTTTAAATCCATCTTGTGAAATACACCAAGTCTTTCTGGGTACCAATCAAAGAAGGTGCGAATTGTAGTATCAATCAATTCACGATATGTGTTACGCACTATGACCCACCGAGTCTTACGAATGCCTTGGTTGTCAGGGGCTTGAGCAAAAGATTTCATAAGCATTTCAGCGCAGCAAGCTACAGACTTACCAGAACCAATTGGACCCATCAAAGCTCTAACATCAGCAGTGGACTGATGGAACTTTGCCATGGTCTTGGTTGCATTGTAAGTCGACTGAAACAACTATTATTCCTCTGGCATATTAACAGTGAATGAAAATCCATTCCCAGTGCCTGGGGAATTCGTAGCTGTAACCTTAAACTCTTTAGAGGTTTGTTTAAGGTAATGGATAGCAGCTTCAGCTCCACCTCTGACCTTCATTGCTCCAAACAAGTTATCACAAGCTGTAACAATGGCATTCGCACGACCACGTTTGTGAGCCATAAGTGCGATTTCTAATTCCGCTGGAGGTATGTCTTGTTGCTTGATGCAAAGAAAGTCCAAGCATTCTTCAAATGTAAGTGCCTTGGATTTCAACTCAATGTGAAGCAAGTCCTCAGAGTCTAAGAACTCCAAAGTTGCTTTATTATAATCCAATTTTGTCCGTGACATGATATTTACCTATAAGGACAACAAAAAATCTTACTGTTGATATAAAGATAGTATATAAACCCTAGAAAGTAAAGGACTTTCTTGGCTTTATATTAAAAAAATCTAAGAAGCCTGATCCTTATATCTGCTTGGTACTTGATAGGATTCTACTACGATCCAGTATGTGTGTTTTTTTTGTGAAAAATTTTTTCAGTGATTTTGTGTGAAAATTGCAAGAGGCTGACATCTAAGGCTTAGGCAAAGGCAAAGACCCCCTCCCCTGGTGGCGGTGGTGTGCCGCCGCTTGATGGATGCGTTAGTTCTAACGATTCCACTAAGGTTTAACTATAACCACAACTCTAACGATACTGCTATAACTTATAACGATAACACTAAGCTCTAACGATAGTGCTTAGCCCTAACGATTATACAAAGGTGATTGACCTGGTGTTGTGCCCAGGATTATCTATAACGATAATGATAAGGGGTGGTGCCCTAACGATAGTGATAAGCCGCGGTGGTTCTATCTGTATATAACTATTAGTTATAAGTAATTATGTTTATATAGCAAAACGGTATTAGACTTATACCCAGGTATGCTCTATACTTATTTCAAGTTGATCGGAAAGCCGATAACCCAGCCTAATCCCAGGCGCGAATACTATCATCCTTAAAAAAGGTAGGAGAAAAAAATGTCTAAGTCTAAAGTAGCAGTTTCAGTTTCAATCACAGAAAGAGTAGAGCAGTTAAAATTAGCTGGATTTGATAAGCGCAAAATTGAAGCTATGCTCACATTGGAGGATTTCAGCCCAAAAGGTATTAAAGAGGCATTAAAATCTGAGAAGGCAGCCCCACGTAATTTTGCTGGGCTATTTTACGAATGGTTGGCCAAAGAAAATAGAAACCCAGAAGATGTTAAGAATTATATAATGGGCTTGGGTGAATACGGTGAGACATCCAGTAACATCAAGAATCACCTTTCACATTACACCAATATCGCAGACCTGACACGCAAAATCTGGGAATTAAAATAATTCAAACCAACTGCCTCTCACAGAGGGGCACCACAACCTTAAATTATCCAGGAGATAAAAAATGTCCTACACAAAGCAATTCAAAAAAGATAGCCTCACATATCAATACTCAGAGTTTGAGATAGCATTCATCAACGCCAGGTGCCAGAGAGGCATACCAGTCAACAAGGCAATCCAGATACTCAGAAAGGTGGTTCCATTTCCGCAGGGCAAATTCTTTAATGAAAATGGAAAGGAGGTGTAACATGGCATCAGCATACAAAGTCCAGGTACCAGTACCAGGAGGGTGGGCAACCACTCTCTTAACCAGTAGGTATGACATTGCTGAAAATAAATCCAATAGGCTATACAGGCAGCACAAGCCACACCGTGTAGTTCACATAGACTCATACGGCAGGGAATGCCTGGTTGGTAGAGCCCATGTCAATTCCTGATATTTTGGCATACTGCTTAGCAGCAGTAATCGTCTGGATATATCTATATTAACCATCAAGTGGGCTTCTGGCCCACTTTTAGTTTTGGCCCTGCATCCGTTACAATCACCAAGCAATGCCCATTCTTTGAACTCACCTCACCTCTGTAAATGAACAACTGGTCAACCAGGCAGTCATCACTCCAAAAGCTAGTGTGAGTGATAGCATCCATCAGTGACTTCAAATAGTTGTCCACGTCACGCCTTCTGTTATCAGGCGGAAACAGCACAACTTCCATGAACACTGGCTCGCTGATATTGACTCCAGGCATTTGTTGCATAACAGCTTCCGCTACTTGCTCACAAAACTTCTTGCCCTTAGCACTAATGAAAACACCTCTTTGAGTCTTAACATAGTAGTTGTTAACACTAGGTGGGTATGGTAAGTAAAATTCATATATCATCATTTCAATCCTGTTTCTCAGTACAATAAAAGTACATTAAAAGTATATTAAGAGTAGGTTTAAAAGAAGAAAAAAACTATATATTTCAAGTAGTTATCTATTATATATATATGTTCTTCTTTTACTCTCTACCCTAATTTGCGTGGGCGCACGCGCACACACGTGGCCGGTAAGTTACAGTAAAATCGCTCGTAAATCCTTGATTTATAAGGAGTTTTTCTTCTTTTGAACCTACTTCTAAGCTACTTTTAGCGTACTTTTTGAAAAGTAGGTTTAAACCAGATTTAAATACAGTTGTAAGTTTTAATGAATTCATTCATTCCCTCTCTTATTTTGATTACTCTTGGACTGCGCCCACCAAGCGGATCAGTATCACGTAACTCTATGGCATTTTGAGACTGCATGTAATCTAATACCTTATCCAAACCAAGCTTAAATGAGCCATACTTAGGATTACTATTCAATGCTATGATGTTAGGATTAGTTGAACAGGCTATCTTCAATTTGCTGTATGGTATAATTTTGTGCTTGCGATACCTTACATCAACTTTACATTTGCTATCCTTAATACTATCATCTATGATTGATAACATCTTGCCATATACTGCTACAATAGCATTGTCCATTTCCCCATCTCCGCTCAAGCCGGCCAGTGCAGTAGTTACGTGCCTAAACTCGTAATCACATAGAGCTTTTGCCCATTCCCATTCAGCCCTATCTATTATCAAGCAATTTGGACTTGACTTAGGCTTATTGAATACTGTGGCCAATGCAGCTATGCGCACTACCTTTAATCCTATCCTTGTAGCCATGTTGGATTTAATCTTGTTGCTACTCTCATACTGTGCAGCTATCTCATTATAGTTATCTTGATAGTCATACACTTCTGATATAATATCAGGATGGAAGTCCATCTCAAATGCTTTTGGATCAGACTCAGCTTGAACACATGCACAAGTCTCCAGTAACTCAAGAAGTCTAGCAGCTAGCTTATCATCAAATGTATTCTTAACATTTCTGTTAATCTTTGTTTGCCTCTTCTCAATCTTAAAGATTATCTGTCTTGGTAGATAACCATTGGTAAGAGCACCCATTTGACTATAAGCGGACATTAGTTGGTCAGGAGTTGATTCTGATATAATAGTTATTGCCATAGCTCTCAATGATGGTATAGATTTATCATTGTCTGCATATGTGTGATACTTAGTATAACTGTTACTATCTGATACATTGAATGCATCTAACAGGGCAGCTGACTTACCTTCCACATCACCATGCTTGACTTTCATCAATAGGCCAGCTTCTGACATCACGCATACACGAGACCTTGCATTCTCAAAGGCATTTGTAATAGCTTTACCACCAGTGAAGCTAGATGGACCAATGAAGCTATCAAAGCTATCCTTCATACCATTTCCGCTATCTCGAATGCATCTACTAATGAACTGACCTATACCATCCTTACCAAAGCCTGTACCAGCCACTATAGTGAGATACAGATTTAAGCCTGTACGCTTAGGAGTCATAACATTGAATCTTCTGCCTGCTATGCCTGCTACCAATCCTAATGCAGATACTAATGCCACTTCCTGATATTGATATAGTAGTCCATCATAACAACATCTGTATAAGTCTCTCAGTAATCCTGGAGGCAATGGCATCTCTGTATCTTCACTATCATCATGACTAATTGATTCCATTTCAAACTCTGGCATATCCTTATCAACAGCACCCTGGACCAATCTAGGAATGTCATTGTATCTTTGTTGCCATCTTTCTGTTCCTGCCTCAACGCTACCATTCATTAGACTTTCTAGCATAGCTATTACATGCGCTTTGCTCATTCCATCTTTAATGAGTTGGTACGAGATGTTAAGCATGCTTTGGTGGTATTCTTTACCTGTTCTGATGAGCTCATACATTTCTGGTAAAGGTAAGCCTCTCCCATGCGTTTCATCTCTCTGACTTGTTTCCTCTGACTGCGTATCTTTCTCTTGCTCATATAATGTGCTCCAAGCTTTACCTTCTGTAAATTTATAGTATTCAAATAGACCATCTTCTGGATTATCCCTAGTAGGAACAAACCATGGCTGAGACCATACATTCATTTCATTAACATGCTTAATCCTTATGCCTTCAGAAGCAAGCTCAGTCATAAGCTCATATATGTTATTCTTCAAATCTTTCTTGGTCATCATATCTGTGCATGGCACGATACAGCGGAACTTATTCTGCTCAGCATTATGACTGTGGGAAGTATATATGAAATGGTTAAACCCTAGTTCTTTCAGGGCTTTGTGTACATCTACTGGTTTAGGAGCATTCCTACCTCTTATGCCCTCATCACCATCTATTACAAGAATGTTAGACTGTGCCAAGCAATCATCGTTACGATGAACAGGCTCCAGAATACCCCTGACAAAATACGCACTATGTTTCTTACCTTTGCTGCATCTACTAAAGTCACTAGCAAAGGCATCAAAGGTCTCATACTGCTTTGTTTCACCATTGGTAACATTCTTTTGGTCTCCTATAAAGTATGTTATGTTATATGTCATAAACTTCATCCAGATTGTTGATTAAGTGTAAGCTATCAAATAATAGCTTCTTTAATTATAGCCTATATAGGAAGAAATACCTTATAACTTATAGTTATAACAGATACCTTTATTATAACTAAATAGTCTTAGACTTTCCCTATTATATACGAGATAATATAAAAGCTAGAAAATGCTACACACAGAATACTAATTTTAACAGAGAGAGAAAGCTATGAATACTACTACTAATCAATTTAAATTTAAACCAACTCCTAATAACAATGGGTCTTGCATGCGTGATTACAGTGTTGGATTATTCTCAGGAAAAGATGTACTAGCTACAGTAACTGGTGGCAGGGATAACAGAGTTTTAATTCCATATAATAAAGCGCGTATATTTGATGCACCAAGTGTGTTCTCCATGGCTGAGGCTTCAAGAGTAGCAAGTATATTAAACAAAGGTTCGCGTGAACTACCTACTGAAATAATTCATCTTAACATTTAAGGAATACTGAACATGAACATTCAAACAAAGATTGAAATATATAATACTATTAAACAAACTTTGGATAATGCCAAAGAGCAAGAAGCAAAGTTGCGTATTGAAATCCTAGATGAGTTATTCCCCGCTGCTGGGGAAGGCACTCTGAACACTTTTGTTGAAGGTTATAAAGTCAAAGGCGTATTTGGTCTGAACTATTCAGTGGACCAGGATAAGCTGGATGAAGTACTACATATTATGACTGATGATGAAAGGGATTGCATTAAGTATAAAGCAAGTCTATCTTTAACTGCATATAAAAGACTAGATGCTACTGAGCGTACATTGCTTGATGAGTGTATATCTGTTAATCCAGCTATGCCTTCTCTTAAAATAGAGGAAGCATAATGGCTATTAAAATACAACACACATCTGATATAAAGAATCAGGGAGTTAAATGTGTAGTGTATGGTGGAGCAGGCGTGGGTAAAACCCGCCTCTGTGCTACTGCGCCTACTCCCATAATTATTTCCGCTGAGTCTGGCTTGCTGTCTCTTGCAGAAGTAAAGATTCCATTCATTGAGATAAGCACGCTTGCTCAATTAGATGAAGCATATAACTATTTGAAGAAGAGCAATGACTATGAAACAATATGTCTTGACTCCTTATCAGAGATATGCGAAGTTCTTGTTGAGCAATCGTTGCCTAACTTTAAAGATGCTAGGCAGGCATACAGAGAGCTATCATCTGCTGTTATGCCTATGCTAAGGAAGTTTCGTGATATCAAAGGCAAGAATACTGTATTCACATCAAAGCTAATAACTGTTAAGGATGAGGAGACAGGCAAGGTAACTGAGGAGCTATTCCTACCTGGTAAAGTATTACCTAGCCAGGTGCCATATATGGTAGATGAATTATTCTGTCTACAGGTGGATAGAAAAGGCAATCAGATACTACAGACTACTCCAGACAGAACTCGCTTCTGTAAGGATAGGTCAGGTGCTTTGCTACCTATTGAAGAGAATCCAAACCTCACAACCATTTTTAACAAGATACTGGAGAAAACAAAATGAATACTAGAAAAATGTTACTTGTATGGCAATTCTCTGAATATGCTCAAGAAAATGTAAATATATTTACAATTAATGATGATGAGTATACAAGAGATATGTACAAAGAAAAAATTCTCATGGAGGTTACAGTAGTGATACCAACTCGTGAAGCAATTGTTCGTGATGGTGTTGATAAATACAATAAGGAACTTGCTGAGAATTATATAGAGAAAGGCAAGATTGAGCACAAGTTGCAGAATCTTCTAGCTCTAACTGCGATTAAACCAGATATTGATGTTATGGTTGCAGATATAATTATGGATACTCGTCAAGATGTTTATATTGATGATGATTACCCATTTTAAAATATCCAATAATGGATATGGCCGACAGACCTTCTCTGTCAAAACTAAAACTGAAAAAAGGAAACTTAAATATGGCACTATTACCTGATGTATTCATCCCTGAAGAGGCACAAGATAATCCATTTGCTCCTATCCCAGCTGGCTGGTATACTGCAGAGATTACAAAGTCTGAGCTTAAAACTACCAATGATAAAACTGGTAAGTATATTGCTTTGACTTTCAGGGTTGTTGAAGGTGAGCATGAAGGTCGTTTGGTATTTACAAACCTTAACATTGTCAACAAAAGTGACACTGCTGTTAAGTTAGCTCGTGCTGATTTAAAAGCAATCTGTGGCGCTGTTGGAATTGATGGAGAGTTGGAAGATACTGAAGACTTGCACAACATTCCTTTGGCTATTAAAGTATCTGTTAAAGCAGAAACTGCTCAATGGCCAGCTAAGAATGAAATCAAGTCTTACAAACCTGAATCTGATATTGAAGTTGAATAACAGATAGTTTTAAGATTGGCATCTGCAAAGGTGCCAATTCTAAAACTAACAACAGAGAGGTGTGTCATGATAGACTATGATAGTGATAGATTTGATGCAATTGCAATAGAGGAAGAAAGACAGAGAAGGGTGTGGGAGCGTAAAATTCTTGCTCACCCTGATTGTAGAGACCCAGACCATCCTGGATGTTCATCTTGTGATGAGGAGGAGCAATAATGGAAAGGGTGATAGAAATGCAGCTAATTAATGTAGTGCTTAATGATGAAGAAGTAATAGGTGAACACAGGGCGCACTCTGGGTTATCTGCTATAGGCTCATCTTGTCATCGTAAGTTACAGCATGACCACTATTGGTCTTACAAACCAAAGTACACCAGGAGAATACTCCGCTTGTTTGGTGAAGGGCATAGAATGGAACATGTTATTATAAATGACTTAGCCAAGCTGGGCATAGAAATCTATGATGAGCAAGCTGAGATATCTGCTACTGGTGGTCATTGGATGGGGCATATTGATGGTAAAGGTATACGCAAGCATGCAGATATCTGGATTGATGATATGCACATACCACGTGGCACTGAATTCTTAGCTGAATTTAAGACCCACAATGATAAGAGCTTCAAGGAACTTAGGAAGTTGAAGGTGAAAGAATCCAAGCCTGTACACTATTCTCAGATGCAAACATATATGGGCTATCTAGGTTTGATATATGCTCTGTATGTAGCATATAATAAGAATGATTCAGAGTATTACTTTGAGATAGTATACTTTGATGAAGAGCACTTTAGTGACCTGAAACGCAAGGAAGCGGAAGTATTGATGTCGGAAACATTGCTGCCAAGAATAGGCAACAACAATTCAACTTGGTTTGAGTGTAAACTTTGCTCTGCTAAGGATGTCTGCTTTGGGAAAGAGGTTGCTGATAAGAATTGCAGGACTTGTAAGTATGTAGATGTACTACCTGAAGGTGAATGGGGATGTGCATACTATAATGAAACAAATGTTCTGACAGTTGAAGGCCAACGTGCTGCCTGTGAAAAGTACGAATTATCAGAAATATTTAAGTGAGGAATACTATGTCTATATTAATGAGATTGCACTATGACCCTAATGACTATTATGTCCAGAAAGGTGCTACGCTTGAAACTGTAAAAGAAGCATGTGGAATCCTACCTCAGTGGGCAATCCGCTGTGATTCAATGGCTGTGAAGGCTAGTGAAGCAATGAGAATTCAATATGCATTCTTCTGGGGATGGAATGAGTGTGATGAAGAATGGGATATTGATGATAAAGGTGTGTTTAAGTTTGAAGGTGATGATGACCAACAGCCTTTTTGCACCATTGAAACAAATGATGAGTATGTATACATATACCCTTCAGCAATGGTTGGTGTTGTAGACAAAGAAACCAAACATAAGAAATATTCAAGGTTTGACTGATGATAGAGCTTAGACACTACCAAGCAGGGTCAACCCCTGCTGTTATCCAATACCTAAAGGACAACCCTGGGAAGCACCCAGTGGTTGCTCTTCCTACTGGCTCAGGCAAGACATATTGCATAGCAGACCTGATTAAGTATTGTGTTGCTAATTGGGGTGTTAAGGTAATAGTGTTATCTCATGTCAGAGAGATACTTGAACAGAACCACAAGTCATTAACAAAATACATTGGAGGTGATATAG